TGTCCGGGTCGGACAATGATCATGGTGGCGGAGAGGAAGGGATTCGAACCCTCGATACGCTTTTGACGTATACTCCCTTAGCAGGGGAGCGCCTTCGACCACTCGGCCACCTCTCCGGTGCGGTGTGATTATGTCGATGCGCTTTTGTTTGCAAGGGGTTTTTCGGTATTTCGTGAATTTCCCCTCTTTATATACGTTGCAGGTTCTCGCGGTAAAAAGCAGAACGATTCAGGTACGTGGCGACACAAACGACACAAATCTGGCACAACGCTGTTCTCTTGACGTTCATGGTGAGGAAGAATGACCGACATCCGCCAAGCCATCCTAGACGCCGCCAACAGCAAGGCAGAGCGAGGAACGCCGATCAGCCTTCTGGAGATCGGCCCGCTGCTCTTGAAGGATGACCGGTATACGCAGGACGAGATCGTGAACGCGCTTTATGCAATGGATGCTGATAAGGTGATAGAAATGCTTGAGGGGAACAGGGTAAGGGTGCTTTGATGGATATGGTTGAGAAGATAGCTCGGGCTATCGAGGGACAAGACGTTCTTGACGACGAGGACCGCTACCGGTCGATGGCGATTGCCGCTATTGCCGCCATGCGCGTGCCTACCAAGGGAATGGTCGATGTTGGCACTGAAGCAAGATGGCAATCAGCCATTAGAGATGCCAACTCAGTGAGAGAGATTTGGCAGCATATGATCGACGCAGCCCTCAAGGAGCAGGAGAAGGTGGGATGAGCGTCAGACGTTCGTTTCCGGCTGCCGCTGCCCGCGTTTGGCCTTGGGACGCTTCTCGCCCCGCACCTGGATGTACTCTTCCTTGATCATCAGCATCTCAGCGGCCAGAGCTGCGGCTACGAATGCCGCCCTCGCCTGCTCTGGGTCACGATGCCCTTCCATCGCCTCCAGGCACATGGCCTGCGCTCTCACCCATTCCTTGCCCCGGTTCTCTTCCGGCCAGCGATAAAGCAGGCTGTAGGCCAGATCCGATAGCGTTGCATGCCGGCGCATGGTGATGCCCTTGCGCTTCTCGACGCAGACAATGCAGTCTCGAATGCTGATATGTTCACCGACGTATTCAGTCATGCCCGTCACCTCTGGCCGAATCAGGTGAGGATTGGAGCCGGAGAGTCAAGATGCTTTATGAGATTCTTCTAATCTGTTCGAAGAACCGCCTGAGTGCCGAACCACGGCTTCTGTGCTGGAGCGCGGCAATAGGCCCGCACAAGGACAGGACGCTCCGCGGGGCATGTCAAAGGGCGAGACGCCGGCATGACCGGAGGCACGCTGTCGATCAGGAGGGAGGCCGTTTCCTTCGCCTTCACGAAGCCGCCGTTCATGGCAAACGTCACCAGAACTGCAGCGATAGCCGCGACGATGATCCAGAAAAGGCGACCGATTCCTGACTTGATGCCTTTCACGTCGTCAGCAAGAGCCGTCATCCGCTCGTCGTTCCGAGCATCGGCAACCTCTTTCGTGCTGCGCCACGCCTCGACGGCCATAAGCCGCCCGCCGTACTCGCTTAATCGATGTTCTGCCTGAACCATTCGGCTGCGCAAGTCCATGTTGTCGTTGTCCGTTGGCGTCAATTCCCCATGCCCCTATGCTCTGCAGTGATGCCTGTTAAACACTCTGGAAAGATTGACGGGCTATTTTGCTGCCAGCCGCTCTAGATCCGTTGAATCTTGGGTTGGTCAGGTCGGCGCAGTGCTGGAACACGAGCGCCGGCCGCTTTCAGTTCGTGCAAATTTTGCACACACTGCTATTTGCTTCGCCACTTGGCGAGGATCTGCTCACCGGCCTTGCCGATGAAGAGAGAGCCGACTATCCCGGCCATCCACTGATCCAACGGAGGTGGAAGGGCCGCGATTGTCCACGTTTGTGGATAGATGCAGCCCCTGCACCAGAGGATCGAGTAGATACATACCGCGCTGAACCACAGCCCAGCGGGGACGAGGAAGAACAGAGGAAAGAACCAACCGCGCCCAGTCAGAACTTGCGCCTGGGCGTTGACGTAGGTCTGGACGGCTTCCGTCTTTATCCGCTCGCGCTCGGTGGCCGCGTCAACCTTGCGGTCCACGGTGTCTAGAATGCGGCTCAACGGTCCCTTGAATAGACCGAGGATGAGCGACCAGATCATTTACCGGCTCCAGCCCATTTTTCTGGCTACGGTGTAGGCAAGCTCTGTCAGGACGCCGATGCCGAGGCCGACGAGCATCAACACGTCTGGATCTGATGCCAACGTGTCGCCCGTCCCAGCGTCGAGGAAGCCCTTGGCGATGAGGGCGCCTGCGATATAGCGGAGGGCAATTCTTGCTACGACTGCGGTCATGCTTCTTTCCTCGTGAAAACGGCAGCGATTGCCTTGATGATTGCAGCTAACCAGTTTCCGTCAGAGACCTGTTGCGGCTCTATGGCGACTGGCTTGGGAGTTGGGGCGGGAACCGGAGCGGGAGTTACAACAGGAACCCCGCCAGCCTCTTTGATGGCCGAAAGGAAGGCCGTGTAGTAGCCGCCGATCAGTTCCCACTTGTCGGTCACGTTGACCGTGCGGCGGGCGTTCTTGAGGTCGTCAGGGCCGTTTGTGGGGAGATAGGCGGCAATCCCCTTCCCGGCGCCGTTCCAGCGACCGTCCAGCAAGCCCTTGATCATCACCCGCGCGGAGATGACCGGATCTAGCATCTTGTCGGGATAGGCGACGAGATCATAGGCAGCGTCGGCTGACGAGGTGTCGTAGTTCTTCAGCCAGGTGAGCTGCACCTGTCCGCGTCCATAGTAGACATGGCCGTATTTGCCCGCAGGCTTGCCGTACTCGCGCTTGGCGACGATCCGGCGAGCGCTGGCGTCATCCTTCGCGAAACCCTCTCGGACGGGGACCATGCGAGCGCCGGTCTCGTGGTAGGCTGTGGCGAGGGCATAGGCGAGCGTCTTGTCTCTGCCGTCTCCATGCGTGGCGAAGGCATCGAGAATGCCGTTGATGCCGTCCACCTGCCTTTGAGTTAGGGACGTGCCGAAAACACCGGATGCGCGACGGCGCAACGCGGCGAAGAAGATCGCGCGATCCATGGAAGCTCCAGATTGTTGGGAATCAAAAAGGCCCGCAGAAGCGAGCCAAATGAGGTTTAGTTGATGCTAGATCGATCAGAAGCCGAATGGCTTCAAAAGGTCGGATCGAAGGCGAGCAGCGGCCCTGTTGAAGGCATCTTTGCTGCTTGGTGGGAATGCCCAAATATCGAAGTAGTGGATGCGCACCGGATGGACAGATCGCTGAAGGTGGACGTACCCTGCCAAGTCCTTCAATATTCTCTCTGGGTTCTCTCCTTCAACGAACATCGGAAGGCCGAAGTTGTCAAAGACAATAATCGAATACTTGCCAGCCTGAAGTTTCGAGAACAGTTCTGGCCACGGGTTCGGCAGACCCGGTGGAATTGCAAGCGTGTCGCACTCGAAGAACAGCGGCACCTTGGCCTTTGCCAGGAAATCGTTGATGATATAGCCGTCAAAACCGTCCGTATCAGATTTAACCAACGCTATGTTGGATTTTACTGATCTGATCAGCTCATCAACCGTAACGAATTTCTCATCGTCCAGCTTGTCGGACGTGGAAACCTTTAAAGCGCCGGAACCTTCTTTGCCGCCATAAGTCAGCGACATTTTGGAAAGCGCCTCTGTCCTAACGAATTTGTCGATCAGCGAAACTTGCCGCCCGAAGTGGCGTTGGTTGCTCTTGAAATATTCGGTATAGACCGGGCTTCCTTCGACCGAAACGATAGGGTTTGAGACATAGGTGGCGATAAACGCTGCCGTGTCCCCTATGTTGCCGCCGATATCGAAAATTGTACCGGTCGGGTTCGCTCGCTGTATTTCCTCCAACATCAGGCCGAAAGCGCGATCGTAGAGAGCCGCGCCATGGTGAATTTCTATGATTTTGTGGTCATCTGGAATGTCTAGGATGAATTTCCCGAACGGATATCGCTTCACGGCATGTCCCCAATTGAGAGCGGGACGCTAGAGCGACGAAGCAGTCCCGTCAACCAATCACAGCTTAGATGCTGCTGTGAAAAAGTCGTCAATTTGCTGATCGGTGAAGCTCATGGCCGCAAATCCTGACGCCATCATTGGTTCAGTTCGCACGAACGAGCCGCTGTATTCATACGCGATCTGGACCGCCACCGATTGGCTGGCGATCCAGGCGTCAACCTGATCCAAAAGGCCAGCAGCAAGAAGCTGAAGCTTAAACTGTCTTGCCGACACGCTCTCGACAGGAGGCGGCGGAGGATTGAGGAATGCAAGAATCGCCGGATCATCGTCAGACAACTCCTCTTCGGCCAATCCCGCGCAGAAATCGCTATATGCGCCGTTGATTTTCCCGGTTTCGTCCCGTTGAACAAACATCTACCATCTCCCTCTTGGATCTATCCATCCGGCTGTGGATAGCGTGTTTGCCGTCAACGTTCCTGAACCGATGTTCACCTGGTACCAAAGCTGGCGGCTGGTGTTTGTATAGAAAATCTGAGGGACAATGATCATCGAACTAGATGCAGACCCCTCTACCTGAACAAAGGTCGTGACGTTTATGGCGTCTCCCGAGCCAAATGCGATACTTCCCACCCCACCAGAGGCTACGCTCAAGTTTGATTGGAGGATTGGGATAACCGAAATCCCATTTGGGACAGACACGGACAACAATGCTGACGGAAATGCCGCAGTGCTACTCCGATTTGCGATAACTCCACCATAGACAAAAATATCGCCAAATTGCTTGAACCCAAGAATAGCGCTGGAGGCTCGAATAACAGATCCGATACGGCGCTTGCGGTCGTAGTTAGCGGGCATCGTCGGAGACGTGGCAGACAGAGAATACAGCGCATCCACAACACCCGTATCCGACCGCTGGATCAGCCAGACGTGATAGGTGTTGTCGGCAACCGTGCCGGTGTCTAGACCGCCCTGGTTCGTACCGACTGCCCATGTGGCGTCGAGGCGCTTGGTGAGGGCGGACGACAGGACCATCGTGCGCGGATCTGTCGTGCTGTCCGTCGTCGCCATACCAACGGCAATGTCGATATCGTTGGTCGCATCGCCTGCGTTGTTGGAGAGCGTCAGGCCGTAGAGCGCGCCCTGGATCGACAGGCGCCGAGGCGAAACGTCCGTGGCAATCTGCGCCATGATGGTGCGGAAGGCGTCATCGAAGTTATTAACGGCGTTCGTCCCGAGGATGCCTATCCCGGCGATATCGGTGTTGCTACCAGCCGACGTGGAGTAATCATAAATACTATTTTTCGCCATCAGTAGAGGCCCTTTCCGCCCGAGGCCATCGCCCTAGAGAATTGAGAACTGGAGTTGGCGACAGAGCGCCCATAGTCTGTTAGTTGTCCATCCCCGCGAGATTGCGATTTTGGCGCGTCGGGGAAGTAAGACGGGCTATTGGTCCCCAAGATCCCGCCTGGACGCGTCACGACATTGCCGAGGAGACCGCCGCCGAGAGCGCCGACAGGGCCGAGGGTTAGACCGCCGAGGACAGCGCCTAGAATGCTGCCCGCTGCCTCCTTGGCCTTGCTGCCGAACTGTGAGGGAGCCTTGTTGAAAGGCTGCTGGTCGAGGTAGGCGCGCTGTGCGGCAACCGCTCGCTGTTCCTGAGGAGAGAGAAGCCCACCGGATAGCCCCGGCTGCGCATCGAAGGCTGGAGGTTGTACGGCTGCCGTCTTGATCGATGCCGGTTCTGCGTATGCAGCGCTCGTAACCGTGGGGTCGACATAATCGGGCTGTTGCATTGCCGCATAGGCGGGATTGTCGAGCGACGGGAGGATGCCGGCGTCAAGCTGCTGGTCGAGGAGACCGCGGCGAAGGGCGTTCTTGCCTGCTGCGCCGGGGGCTGATGCAAAGCGGGACTCGTCGAAGGGTGTCGTCGCGAACCGGTTGTAGCTCAGTTCGGGAACAGTCTGCATGGTGGGCTGCTGGACACGCATGTCTACGTCCTTCAATGGGGCGCGTTGGACGGAAGTGAGGGGAGAGCTATAGGAGGCGTATTCCGCAGGGCTGATGGGCTCTGGAGTGTTCAGGATGCCTTGGAGGTCAGGTGCGGGCGTCGGGGTCGGGATATCGCCTTGAGGTACGTCGAACCCGACTTCCATTGCCGATGGGCCGTACCGCTCATCGATGGAGCGGATCTTGGAGCCATACCGGCGATCGGTCGCATATCCGCCTGGCCGACCGTAGTTCAGGCCCTCGACGGCTTCGGAGAGCGTCGGCGCCGACAGAGCAGAACCCCACTTGCGCCCGAGTGTTGAAGCCCAATCCTTGAACGACGCTACGGGGCTTTCGTAGGACCGGAAAGCCGCCCGTTCACGCACCGGTCCATTGCCGTAGTCTTCCCACGTGTTGGCCGTGACAGACGGGCCATTCCACGAGCTGCCGGCTTTGATGCCGAAATAGTTGTTGCCTACCGAGTTCTGACCATAGTTCGTTTCCAGCGCGGCCTGTGACGCGGCAAGGCGAGCCTGTGCGTCAGGGAGGCCAGCAGCGCGGGCGTCGTTATAGGCGCGCGTAACGAAATCACGCTGGCGAGATGCCATGTGAACCTCACTTGGATCTTGAGAAATTATTGGTGGCTTGGAGGCGGAGAAAGATTCACTTTCTCCATGATCTATGCGATTATTCGGCGTTACTTAAGGACACGCGAGGCTACGCGATGACACTTGAGCAGAACGATGTAAGGCCCGTCGCTCTACGAGTAGAAGATGCTGCAGAGTATATCGGCATCTCGGCATCAACATTGAACAAGCTTCGGCTGATCGGAGGGGGCCCACCTTACGTTAAGATCGGTAGGGCAGTCGTTTATCTGGTTGCAGATCTGAATGCTTGGCTAGAGTCGAAGCGCCGGAGAGCGACAATTGACGACGTTTGACGAAACTTTGGAGACCGGCATGGACGACAGTATGATCCCCCTCGATGCCCTTCGCTGGAAACTTAGAGAGCGCAATTTGCAAGGGAAAATCAAAAAACTTGAGGCATCAGTCAGGCATCTGACGAGACAGAATGAGGAATGCAAGATGGTGCAGCCTCCAAACACGAATCATGTCCCCGATAGCATCCGTGGCCATCTTGGCCACTTCCTGCAAGCTGACCCGTTTGACAAACTGCAAGCGGTTGTGGACGCTACACTTGAGGCCCTCAGGAGAGGTGATATCGACGCCGACGCCGCTGGAGTGATCATAGAGTTTGGAATACGGAACGCCAAATCAGACATGCATCTAATTGGCTTGCAAACAGACGGACGGATTTACGCGAACGCCTCCCGCAATAACGTTCCTGATAGCGTTGTGGAGGAGGCCGTGCGTCATGCGGCGGAAGCACTTGAAGCAGAAGGCAAGTTTCTAGAAGGCTTATCACCTGACGTGTTTGAAGCTGTAAGCGACCAGCTTGCCTCTCCAGGTGTAGCCAGAGACAGATTGGTAAAGCTTTTCAGGTCAAAGTTAGGCGACGAGATTGACCCCTAGAATGATAACCGCGATAGCCGCTTTGCTATCAATAGCAACACTTGCAATCTGCGGCTTGACAGGAAGTAGCCTAGCAGCGGCGGCAGCCTTCTTCTTCTTTATTTTCATTTTCCCAATGTGGTAGGGAACCTAATATGTGCATCAACTTGATGCAGCGCCTCGGCAGTCTCAGGAGAGATTTTGGTGTCAAAGTTCGCAACCAACTGCTGCCCAGGCTTGGGCTGATTTCGCTGCGCAGAATCATTGATTTGCTTCAGTTCCATGACATCACTCCTAATTCCCCAAATCCCCCAAAAGCCCCGGGGGAATTGGGGGATATGAACTGCCGGCCCCCATACGGTGAACCTATTATCCAGACTAACGCCATTGGCGGCTGGGGCAGCCACTAACCCATACCAAAGGACACTCTTTGAAACAACCTCACCCACTTCTTGCAGCCGCAGGACTTATCGGCGGAACTCTGGCCGTTGGCTATCAGCGCCAGAACCCAGGGATGACGTTCGATTGGCGCGATTACGCCATGTTTGTTGTCTTCGGCCTCCTTCTCTACTGGCTTCTGAAGCCTTCGAAGAGCAGCAGCGAATAGTCTACTGTTGCGACTGGACGAGCGCCCCGCTTCCGACGATTGCTGAAGTGCGTCCCAATAGAGCGCGGACAGCCTGTGACTTCTGCTCGGAGCTTAGGCGGGCCTGCTCGATGCGCTGAAGCTCAGATGTGATCTGAGCCCGTACCTCTGGCGAGGTCGTCATGAGGCGCTTGGCAATGTTGTCCGCCACCTGTGGCGTTAGGCCGCCTAGCATCCGAAGGCGGGAACCGACAAACTGCATCGTCGCAGCAATAGGCCCTTGCGTTAGGGCTGTTTTTGCCGTGTTGAACCCCTCCTGCAGGCCTCCTGACTCCATCATGTCCGCCATTTGTCGGGCTGTAGTCGAATTGTTTTTAACTGCTTCATAAGTTCCGCGTTTCCGCGCCTCAGCCCATACCGCTTTCCGAAACTCGGAGAACTTCTGCGGAGTCTCAAAAAGTGTTTGTAGATTCCTAATTTGCTGGGGTTTTGAAAATATCCTCAAGACAGCATTGTTGGTTACGCCAGCGGCGTCTATTTGCGCTCTTAGCGTCTCGGCTGCCCCAACTCGTGCTGATGCCTTTTGAGCTTCTGTCATTCCGGCTACAGTACGCTTGAGGGCGCCTGGAGAGAGTTTGAACACATCCCTTCCAGTTTCCAGCGCGTCGTCCAGTGACCGTTGTCCGCCCCAGACCTTCCGAGCCTGAGCATAGACAGGGTTCTGTGCGTCTAGCTGCTCAAGGAGGCGGTTCTTCAGGTTGTTGATGATGCGGCCATCGTTGCTCACTTTCTTGGTGATGCTGTCGGTCTCGGCATCCACCATGTCGTCGAGCGCGGTCTTGATATACTGCCATGCTCGCTGATCCGGGACGCGCTTGAACGTAGCCGTGCCATCGTCGGCAATGTTTACGAACATCTGCTTGAACGGCACCTGCTCATTGGCAGCGAGTTCTTCTGCCTTTGCCAACGCACGGCGACCAGCCGGGGTGTTGATGATGCCCTCAAGCTCTTTGGTGAAGTGGATGGGCGTCTTCTCGGCCTCTCGGAACAGCGGCGAGGCGAGGCGCTTCGCAGTGTCCGCAATCTCGTCTTTTGCGGCCAGATAACCGTCAGGGTCTGCAAACGTTTGAGCGATGGCGCTCTTGAGCCGGCCTCCTTGCCCAAACTGGCGCATGGTAAGTCTGGCGTTCACGGTATCCCTAGCTGGCCCCGGGATATTTGTAGTAGTGCGAAGGAGACCACGCGTTGAATCCCCTCCTGCATCCGCCAATGAGATATTCTGATCCGCTGCACGTTTTGCCGCGCGCTCTACCGACAGGCCGCCACTGTTAAGGCGTTCTGCGATCTTGCCCGCAGCATAGCCAGACGGATTGACGCGAGCGCGCACAGCATCAGCCACCGGATTCAGGACAGCACCGCCGACCGTCTTGCCAATGCCAAGCGCAGCCGGGACCGCAGCACCGAATGCCAATCCAGTCGCCGCGCCTTGCCCGATATCCGTATCGTGTCCTGCCGCCTGCGCAGCACCAACCGCCGCACCCTGCGCACCACCCTTAACGACGCCACCAGCGAACCGGCCGAGCTTCGACAGCGTGCCAGGATTGGCTACAACGCCAGCTTTCGCAGGGAGAAGGCGCGGGAGCATCAGAGCAGCCGTCACATCGGCGCCATAAGCAGCCGAACCGGCCCGATCGCGGGCGTTCTGCGTCCCTTGGCGGTTCGCGGCTAGCTCTTCCTCATAGGTCTTGTCGGTGAAGGGCGCGCGGATAGCTGCAGCCGCCTTGTCACCAAAGCCGAACGTCAGGTCGTCCCCGATGATGTTCCCGATGTCCTGCGCAGCGATAATCGGCTTCTGCCACGTCGGACGCTGGTCGTAGAGCGCCTTGGCGGGGTTCTGCGTCATAGCCGACAGTTCGGAGCGCAAAGACTTCTGGCTGTCGTCATCCTCTGTAGGCTGCTCGACCTGTACGGCAGCATCCTGCTTTGGACTGGCGTCGAGGTGAGAGGCGATCTCGTCAACGGTCTTTTCCTGATCCTCCGGAGAGAGTTGCAGGAAAGAGTCGTCAACAGTCACCTTTCGGCCGTTGATATTGAGTGTCGGCATTATTCGACGCTCCAGGTAGTGCCTGTGGAGGTTTTACGAGGGCCTGGGCCGGACGGAGCGCTCATGCCGCCTTGTGGCTTGTAGAAGTCACCGCCGCGAAGCTGATCGGCGCGCTGCTGGTTGAGCGCTAGGCGGTTGTTTGCAAGCTCCTTGGCCCGCTGCAGGATCTTCTTGCGGATTTCCGGGGGCTTGGACGATGAAGCCTGTAGTTCGAGCAGGATAGCGCGTTCGCCTTCAGTCGGGTTGCCGCCGAATATGGTCTTCAACTGGCTAAGAGCGCCTTGCTGGACAAGATTGTCGTATTCCGTGGTGGCTGCGGAGCTTTCCGGCGAGGAAAGAGCGTCGGGGACCGCCCAGTCAGGCAGATTGTTGCCGAGAGTGGCGCGCGTACCGGTGAACCAGCCAGAATTGGCCTTGTCGTTGATCGACATTGCCTGATCGAGGAGCCCGATCGCCGACTTGTTGGTCGAAATCGCGTCGTCAGCCTCAAGAATTGCCTTCTTATCGGTCGTCGTGAGCGGCTGAGCGTCTTCGCGCGGCATTTTGCCGGTGAGAACGAACGCTTGATAGCGCGGGTCATCTTTAGCAAGCCCGAGGCTATTGGCTGCGTTGGCGCGATTGGAGTAGTCGTCCATGCCCCCCGCCTTTTCGACCTTGCCCATGGCGCTGAATGACCCGCTCTCAGGGTCGAACGTGCCGTAGGTGCCATCAGAAAGGGTCTGGAACGAGAAGTTACGTGCTGGCTTCTGAGCGGCAAGCTTATCCTGGTGGTAGAGCTTATAAGCATCAGCAGGCCCAAGGGCGCCAGCCTCAACAGCCTGCGCGAGATCGGGGTTGTTCTGCTTCAGGAACTGCAGGGTGCGGTTATACGTGCGACCGTCCTGCCTCGCGTTGTAGAGATTGGAAGCAGCCTGCCCGACCTGATCCTGAGCGGTCTTGCCGCTGAGAAGGCCGAGACCAACGCTAAGGAGGGTGTTGGAGTTGTTGAACGGCTGGTCGTTGTTCGCGAACCACGAGGGCAGCGTCTGATTGCCGAGAGTTGGGAAAATCGCCATTGTCTACCCTCAGAAGAACGAGCCGAGCAAACCGGCTCCGGTCAATCCATACCCAGCCGCCTGTAACCAAGGGTTGGCCCCTGGCTGGCTCTGTGTGCTAGTTCCGCCAAGCTGACCGGCGCCCGACGCGATGGCGTTGAGGCGGGCCAAGTTCTCCCAGGGCCGATTCTGCTGTGCGTCGAAGATGCGCAGTTTGTCATTCAGCTGGCGGGTTGCCATGTCTTCGCTCGTCGCTCCAACCTTCATAAGATCAGTCAGCGGGGCGTTCATGTTTTGGTAAGACGAGGCGAGATTGCCTATCCCCGTCTGGCCCATGTTGAACAGGTTGGAATTGGCCGCATCCTTGCGGGCGTTGAAGTTGTTCAGGTCCGAATAGAGAAGATTGTTCGTGTTCTTGCTGACCGCATCAGCGATTGCCCCACTGCCGAGGCCCGACCCGTAGCGACCGGCCCCCGAGTTGGCCAAGCCGACGTTGGTTGTCGCGTCAGCGTTCGTCTGGTTGATGATCTTCTGAAGCTCTGGAGAGACCGACCAGTTGGCATTGGCGACGTTCTGCGTGTTCTTCAGCGCGGCCGATTGAGCAGGGTTATAGCCACCGGCATCGATAATATTCTGGAACTGGGCCCCTGCCCCCCTGCCGGCTGTGTTCGCGTATGCGTTGGCAGACAACTGGTTGAGGGCGTTCCCGGTGTGAACGTCATAGGGGACGACAGTGGAACCGGTATAAACACCGCCACCGACACCGCTATTATAGAGGTCTTGCGCACCCTTCAGGGCCGTGTTGAGCGCCGGCTGGGCGCCCGACCATGGCGCATTGTTGGTGGTCGTCGTGGTCTGTTTTGAGCTACCGGTCATAGGCTAACCTCAAATGTGGTGCGCAGTTTCTTCGCGTCGGGGAACAGTTTCGCCCAACCGTCTCGTCCTTCGGCTACGAAGCTGGTCGCGCCGCCTTCTCTCGCCATGTTCGCGATAAATTCCCTTGCTGCAGGCAGCCATTCGTCTACGCCGTCGCCCACGATCCCGAGGCAGCGCATGACGGTTTTCGCCGTCCATTTCTGGAACTGCATGATCAGGATCGCCTTCGGGCCTTCGTCATTGAAGACGACCACGCAGAAGGCTTGCCCAGACCGGCACATCTGCCAAAGCTCGCCCGAGGAGATATCTCCCCCAGTGCGTTCACAGGCTGCTTGCAGGCGTGCGGAGAACAGAGGCCAGATCGCGTCTGTCTCGGCGGCATTCGCTATCCCAATCTTCATCGGCTGAGGGCGTAGTTGGCCATGTTGATCGCCGTAGCGCGCACATTCGCCGCCCCGATGACCTTGATCTTGTCCCCGTCGCGCATACGGATAGGGATGTCAGAAATTGTCACCGTCGTCTTTGTCGCGACAGCACCGACCCAGACCATGAAATCCGTCGCCGTGCTCGCCTGATACCAATAGACGTAGCAGGTGACAGAGCCAGCCGTGTCGTTCGCAAACGAAATAGACGCAGCGGTTGTCGAATCGTCGCTTGCCGTGAACAGGTCCGTGAGAGACGTTCCGGCCAGATTGAGCGAGACCGGTATTGCAACATTGCCGACGTATGTGCCGAGGACAGCCATTACTGTTCCCCACTTCCCAGGCCATGAGCATTGACCGAACTCGCGATCGACCAGACCGCGCCTTCCGCAATGATCAGTCTGAACTTGTGCAAGCGCCCGTCAGACCGGAAAGGAACGACCCCTGCCCGATTGGCAGAGTTGGCGCTCGACCATGTGGTGCTGTCGCCGTGATAGGCGCTCGTTCCATCGGCAAGCGTGAACTGGTCGCGAGGCGCGTCCGTGATAACTCGCGCCTCGTTGACGAACGTCCGCGTATTGCTGTCGATCTCCACGTCAGCAGTATCAATCGTTGCCTGCAGGTTCGGGCCGGTGAACCATGCAAGCTTGTTGTCCGTGGTGAACGTCGCGAACGTCGGCCGGCCACCGGTAAACAATCGGCTATCGAAGGGCTCCGTTACATCGTCGATCTGCGAATAGAGCAGAGACAGGCCGTCCCAGGTCACGCCAGGGGTAGCCAGTGCCATCATTTCACCAACCGCAATGTCGGTCGTGCACCAGCGGTCAAGCTGCCAGTCGTAGCCGAGACGGTAGAAATTGCCATTGAGGGCGCGATACTTCCACCATACGATCTTTTCGAACGGATCTGCCGAGCCTTGCACGTCGCCCAGATATGTCGCGTCAACCTGCGACAGGAACCAGCGATCCACACGCTCTGCGCCAATTGGGGACCGGTCAACGCCACCGAAGAAGCCGTCTTCGGAGAGATAGAAGAACCGGCTAGGACCAATGGAGACGATCGAGCGAGGTGCAAGCGTTCCCTGCTTCGGGTTCAACACGGTTCTTGTGAACGTAAAGCCCGACGACGGCGCGAATGGGAAGAACTGCATGGCCGCACGCTGGATGACCGTAAAGCCGCCCTGCTCTGCAAAGCCGCCTTGGACTTCATCGCCTTCCGGCAACTCCTGAAAATCAGCGCCTCTCTGCCCTATGGTCCAGAAGGTGATGTCGTTGTTCCCAGACCAGCGAACCGTCTTCTGGCCGTTGGTGCCTTCCAGATAGCCGAGAACGAGAAAATCACCCGCTACCCATGAATATTTCGCCTTCGGAGGACTGCCGGCGAGGTTTGCAAAATTTCCCGCAGCCTCAATGTCGTAGACCTGAATCGCATCCGTGATGTTGTGCGCAATCAGCTTGTCGCCAAAGCGCGTGAACGTCCAAGCATCCTGCAAAGGCACGTTATAGGGTGCCGAAGGGCCGGAAATATCCGTCCAAGTGTAATCGGTCGTGTTGAGCTTGTAGAGCCGTGTTGCCGTCCCGGCGATGATGACGTAGTTGCCTGCAGCCGTGCGAACGTAGACGCCCCCCCGGCATTCCCCTGGCAATGAGCCGGTGATGACCGACAACCCAGGCATCGGTCCCCAGCCATTGGCGACTGGGAGAGCATTGACGACGTTGGCGCTGCTCGTGCCTTCGAACGGGCTCTTGTCTGGCTCAAAATTCGGCAGCGGGATGATCATACAGACGAATCCGTGAAGCTGCTGTAGCGATAGCGGCCAATGGTCCCGAGGCCAGGATCAACGGTGAGCTGCGAGCGTTTCCTGCGGGCGTTGTCGCTGGCGACTTCTGCTGTGAACTCGTCGAGCATCTGCTTCCACAGCGTTACCGACTGATCCTTGACGTAGGCGCAGCCCCAGACGATCGAGGCTGCCAGATACAGATCCGGGTGGTTGGTCAGGAATTCATTGGTTGGTGCCAGATCCGACAGGGCAAAGCGGCCGAGATAGACGAACCGGAGCGGATAGGCAGAAAGCATGGGGCGATCGAACGTGATCGTGTCGCCTTCAATGGCCCAAATCGTCGGCCGGCCTTGGATCGCGGTCGTGGAATAGGTGCCGAGCGCACGAGGAACCACGAAATATTCGGACTCTCCCTCTGTCACGTAGAGGTTTTGCGGCTCCTGAACGGACAGGGCCGAGATATCGACCGTCTGAGCGCCTTGCACACCGGTCAGCAGCGCCGTCGTGCCGACAGGGCCAAGAAGGCGGTTCATGCGCGCCTCTGCAAGCGTGATGAAGTCAGCAGCGTTGCCCGTCAGGTCTGAGCGCGCCATCCAGTCGGTGATTGCCGCCTTCAGCTCGCTGTAGTTAGATATGCTCATTCGAGCCTCCAGGCTGGCGCAGCAGGAATTCGTGGTAGTTCCCGCGATAGGCGGTATCGCCTTGGTGATGATCGATGTTCAGGTCTGGAACGAGCCAGATTTCGCCGCCGATCGACACCCAGTTGCGGCAGAAGGCGTAGTCTTCGCCATACCAAAGCCCGTCATGGGCTCCATGGTTGAACAGGTCGACCGCTTCGAAGCCGTCGCGATCCTTGAACACGAGATGCGGGAAAGATTGCTTGAACCTATCGACCGCAGCGCGGGTAATCTTCAGGAAGCCAGCCGGGACGCGATCCGCCTTGATGCATCCGTCTTCACGGACGATCGGGCGGTGATCCTCTACGTCTACCAGCGCTCCCATGTATTCTTCTTCCGCTTTCTTGAAGCGGTACGTTCCGGCAACAACGTCGCCTTCTGCCTCGACCAGCGTCACGAGATCTTCAGGGCGGAATGAAACGTCGTGGTCGAGGAAGACGATTGCGTCTGTGTCCGCATCGAACGCCTTGCGCAGAAGGGTTGCGCGGGCGCTGCTGATGTAAGGACAGCCAATCTCAGCGACTAGGCTGTGTGCGATCCCGGCACGATCAAGCGCCGGGACTGCTTCTTCGATTGCCTTCAGAAGGGCGTCATGGGGTCGCGTTAGGGTCGGGACCCCGATGACTACCTTCATGATTATGCACTTCCCTTCCACAGGCCGAGCGCCGTCATGGTCGCCATGATTTCCTGAATGGCGGCAGCCATGTTCGCCGTGAGCGACGTGGTTGCAGCAATCAGGCTGGATGCCTGCGCAGAGGATGCCCGCTGAACAACGGGGGTAGTGCCATAGAAACCGATTTTGTCGGTCGTGGTATTGCGGCCAAGGTTCGTTCCATCAGGGGAACCGGCGCCGAGGAATTCAACTGCCATGTCCATGCTCCTTTCTTAGAGCCTCATCAGTTGAAGTGGAGACGGGTCGCCAACTGCGGGCGAAGGGTCTTGTAGCCGTAGAGGACATCGATACGGCAAGGGAGGTTGTCGTTGTTGATGTCGTACTGGCGGACGATACGCAGGGAGATGCCGTCCTGAACTTCGCGGCGAGCGAAATCGACGCCATTCGGCATGACGAGATCGGCCGTTGCGAAGGTGAAGGCGTCTTCCTGGTAAAGCAGCGACGTGCTGTCGAAGCCCGACGCAGTGCCGGCGAAGACCATGGCCTTGCCCGAACCAGCCGAGTTGATGACGACGTTCTGCTTGGCGCCAGAGGTGATCGGGGTCGGGGACACAGTGATGTTGCCAGCACCGCCAGCGTTTGCCGCCGTTACGACGAACTGCTGGAGAACGCCGGTATCAACCTTCGTTTCCGGATGGACCGAGTTGACGCCGACGATAGTGAACACGTCACCCTTGACCATCGCGCCCGTGCCGCCAGTAACGGCAACGGTAGCCGAACCGGAGGTGATGCCCGTCGATGTGTTGACAACGTAGTTGGCATCTTCTGCGCCGCGGGTGTTACCGGGCCAGAGGGTGTTTTCCACGAAGTCAAAGCCGGCAGCGCGGCCCATGTAGCCCTCACGGTACTGCTTGGACAACTGAGCCTGATCGTTGAACAGGGTCTTGGTGTCCTTGATGAGGTCTGCCATGTCCTGAGAGTTCAGGTTTGCAGTGCGGCTCGGCAGGGGCGCCAGGGCGTTGTTCATCAGAACGCGGCCGGACAGGATGTTGTTGTACACGATGGCGGAACCAGAGGTCCAAATCGCGTTGTAGACATCCTTGTACATGCTCATGGCATCGGCCTCGATGTTGGCAGCGAGAACCGCCATTGCAGGATCGAGGATGCGCTTGGAGAAGTCGTCGAGCGAAAGCGTGAGTTCCGCAGACGAGAAGTTGACGTCGACACCCTTCTGGGTGGCGACCTGCAGCGAGACGCTATCTTCTGCAACGTCCTGAGTGGAGATCGTCTTGCCGGTACGAACCGTGTACTGGTTCGGAAGGCGGATCTTCAGGGTGTCACCGATCTTGGCGCCGGACTTGGCGAAGCTGTCGTCGTACTGACGGTTGATAGAACCGACGAAGTTCAGCTTCTGATGAAGGATGCGGAGCGCTTCACGCGTCACCGCGGTAGGGGTCAATATAGAATTCGACACTTGCGTTTCCTTTGCAAAGTGTGCTACTTCCTAACACCAAGCGTAGTTACCAAAGGAGATTGGTTTGCGAACTGTTATCATCCACGATGGGATCAGCTACCGAGTTTACGACCACATCTATGCAGCGTCGGCTTGCGGTCGCTTTCTCAAGATAAAGACCTTGAGCCCATGCGATCCTCTGCCTAGGCAAGACGGATATTTATCCCTAGGTCGCCAAAGATTGGCTCACCGCGTGGTCGCCTCCTGCTGGGTGGACCAGCCAGAGGATGCACGCCATGTCCACCATATAAACGGCGACAAAACCGACAATCGGGCAGAAAACCTGGAGTGGGTTTCTCCAAAGACGCACATGGCTGAGCGTCATGAAGGTATTTCTCGCGGCCATGTGATGTCGGAAGAGGGGAAGCGACGGCTTAGAGAGCTACGCCTTGGGTCAAAGCTGCCGGAGGAGACCAAGCAAAAGCAGCGCGAAGCGTCGCTCAGGCTCGGCTCTAAGCCGCCACCTCGTCCCTTTGGATACAAGTGCTCTGATGAAGCCATTGGAAAGATGCGCCAAAACAGCCCAAATGCTCGCGGCTGCATAATTGATGGCGTCATCTACCGGTCGTTCTCGGAAGCTGGCAGGGCGCTGAATGAAAAGCCGCACACCCTGCGGAAACGTTGCCTTTCTATCTCGTTTGGTAACTACGCGTTGATGGAGGAATAGCGGTTTCGGGATCAGCCCTTTTTCGCCAGTTGCGCTTGGCGGCGCTTCAGCCACTCATCACCGGAAAGACGGTCATCGAGTCCCGAGGGAGGCGGGTTTGCTCGCGTAGTAACCTTCGTGAGGGGTTGGGCTGCCGGGGCGCTGGGCTTGGGGGCGGCTGTTTGCTTCTGGAGGGCAATGTGGCCGAGATGGGCAAGATAGAGGGTCTTGTAGACCTGCGGTGAATAGGC